TCACGGCGCTCTGGGCGCCAGCGGCCATCGTCGAACCGGCCATCGCAGCGTTGTACAGCGAGTTGCGGGCCTTCCGGTTCAGCGTCTGAGCAGCGTTCAGACCGAGTTGCTGCGCGTTGCGCAGGAACAGGTCAGCGATCGCGTTCACGCTGGTGGGCATGTTCGTGTCGATCGAGTTGGCGTACTGGTTCAACTGGGCGGTCCACTGCTCGTAGGTGTACGAAGCGGGGAGCGGGTCAGCGCCAGGAGCGATGGGCTTCATATCGACGCCCATCAGACCCACGCCGGTGAAGGCCATGCTGTCACCGACGTGCGCCGGCCACGCAACAACCTCGGCCTCGCCACGGAACAGCATCTTGGGGAAGAGCGCGTCGTGGAACGCACGCTCCAGCAGGTTCTCCTGAACAATCGCCCGAATCGCGGGCGAGGCAGCAATCACGCTGAAATCAGCCATTGGTCACTCCGAAAGAGGGTTCTTGATGGGAAAGCCGCCGAACCCGTGTGGCGGCTGTAAGGACTATCCTACCTACATTCGATTCGAGTTGATACCGAGTTGCGCGAGGCGCTTCTTGAACTCATCGGCGCTCGCGGTTCGAGCATCGAACGTGCCGTTCTTGGCGATCGTCTGCGCAGCGGTCCCGGGAGTGGGAGCAGCAGGAGCAGAGGATCCGCCAGCCGTTCCGGTGGTTGCCGGGACGGCCACTTCGCCAAACAGGTACGGATGCGACGAGCGGAGGTTCTTGAAATACTCAGTCTCGTTGAACGACTTGAGCTCTTCCTCGTTCTTCGTCTCGATCGCTCCGGTGAGCAGATGCACGGCGTAATCGACGTCACGGATGCCGGTCTGGAGCGCGATCTGCTTCAGGCGGAACTCCGCTTCCTTCGCGTCGAGCATCTCTTGCAGACGGCGCTTCTCGCGAGACGCCTTCTCGGCTTCCTTCCGCGCACGCTCCAGTTCACGAGCCATCTTGAAGGCTTCGTCGCTGGTCTTCTGCTGCTGCGCGGCGGGCTTCGCCGCAGGCTTCTCTTCCGCCGGCTTCGTCTGACCCTTGTGCATCGCGGTCATCGCGTTCACAAAGGAGTCGAAGTCATTGAAGCCATGCTCCTTGAGTTTGGCCTCAAATTCAGCAGACGCTGCCTTGCGCCCTCGATCTTCCGACTCACGCTTGATCTTCGCAAACGCGCTGGTCGGCACCGACACCGTCTTGGACTCGTCCGCAGCAGTGGTGGTGACAGGGGCAGGAGCAGTCTCTACCGGGGAAACAACCGTCTCGTTCTGGATCTGATCCGACATCAGCCTTCTCCGTGGATTGAACCGCTCACGTGGGCGTGGCGGCTTCGGTCGGAAGTTTGCTGCCTGATTGGGGGGAAGATTGCGGCAGAGCAGGCAACACCCCTGCCGCAACCCATTCAGAGCGTTACTTCAGCAGCGAGGCCGAAGTCACGTACACGATCACGGCGGCGGTAACGCCGGCCGAGAAGGTCAGAACCTTGCCCGAGAGGCTGCACACGCCAACCTCGGCGCCGACAGGAACCACAACACCATCGGCGTCGGACACACAGTACAGGCCAGCGCCGACAGCACCAGCGGTGACGCGCACCGACTGGATCATCATGGGCTCCTGGTCGAGCGTGATGGTCGTGGCCGAAGCCTGCGACACAACGGCCTTGACCTTGATGAGTTCAGGGGAGATCAACTGCTTCGTGAGAGTGATGGCCATGTGGCCTCCTATGCGAGAGCGCCGAGGATAACTCGGACAGTGACAGCGGACGTGCTGGATGTATTGGTGACCATCAGGCCGCTTGAGTACGTGTTGTTGGTGCGAGAGACAACAATAAACGTGCCGGTTGCCTTAAAGAAACTTCCGGACGGTTGGTCTGAGACGGTAATCTGTCCGGTCGCCTCGAAGAACAGGAATGCAGCATCAGAGTTCAACAGGGTCGTGGTCGTCAGCAGTTGTGAACCGCTCGCGGCCAACGTAAAGACCTGCTCTGACACGGACTTCGCTGATAGTGCTTCGCTGATCGCAACGGCCGATTCTGTCCCGCCAACGATCGGAATCGCCGGTTCGATTGTGAGCGAACCAGAGAGTCGTACTGTCTGCGGTGTGGATACGATGGCCATTGGACCCTACTTGAACGGCTTCGGTTGCGGCTTCATCGGCATCGAAGCCTCGATGGGCTTGCTGGGCGCATGATACTTGCCGTACTCGGCATCATACACCTCGACGACGGTCTTCTCGTCGCCGGCCTTCTTCACGTACTCAGACATCGGCATGTGCGGCATGGGAATCTCCTACTTGAACGGCTTGCGCTGGGGCGCACCGAAGGGGCTGACAGGGAAGCCGGCGTCAGCAGCGGCGTCCTTGTACTTCTGGCCATAGGCGCCACCAGGGACACCAGGCATCATGCCAGAAGAATCGATCATGGGCTCAGGCATGAGATGGCCAGCATCCACTCCCATCGATTCAGCCTGCGTGCGGGGCGTGCGCGAGGGCTTCCCCTTGATTCCGTGGAACATTAGCGACCTCCCTTCAGATCCTTGTACGGTTTGGTTCCGGAGGGGATCGCCTTCGGCTCCATGAGAACACCAAAACCAACATCGCCAGCGGCCTTACGCTGCGCATCAGTCGTCTTGACCAGCGCGAGTTCAGGCAGCGCGGCATCACGTCCAGCGATCCCCTGCGGGAACCGCCCGAGCCATTCGTTGCGATTCATCAGTCCTCCAGAGAGTCGCCCATGATGAACTTGCCGCCCATCAACTTGTAGAGCGCAGCAGCGACTCGATACGGATGATCGTACTTCGATCCGGCGCCGTCAGGGTCGATGATCGTCACGGACTTCTTCCAGAGGTTCTTGTCGGCCACATACTCAGGCTTGTCATCCTCGTCCGGATCGAAACCGAGAAGGGCGTCGGCGACCTCGTCGTCCTCTTCCGCCATTTCGCAGGCTTCATCCAGCATGGACTTCATCGCGCCGAAATCAGGCGACGGCTTCACCTCGACTTCAGGCGTCTCCTCGTCCTCGATCTCGTGACGCACTTTCTTCATGGCCATCAGCATGTGAACCGGAATCATCGCGCAACCTCCATTCGGGACGATATGCGGATCGCCCCGTATTGTCTACATCGGGATTCGTTCGCCACGGACAACGCGGTACGCAGGGACTTTCCACCTTGGACTCCAAGGTTGCCCAACCGCTCTATCATACGGTCGATTCGGAGGGCGGATATACCGTCGCCCCCAGAGATCGGATGAAACACGCTCGTCTGGCGGCATCTCGAACCCGCCGAGCAACTGTGCAGAGGATCGTGCTGATGCCGGGAGATCGTATCCCGTGAATGACACCTGTCCGTGCAGCACCATCGAATCGGAAGCCACACGATCGTCTAGTGGCCGGCCGGTCTTGTCATCGACCTTCTCGCACCAACGCATACCGATCTCACCCAACTCCTGGTTGGCAGACGTAATCCCACGCGCAACGCCCAGGTTGTAGGCAGAGGCGAGTTCTGTTCGAGCGATCCGTTCGATCTTCCAGAACTCGGCGTCCATCGTCTCCTCAATCTCGTCGAGGACGATGGTTGTCGCGCTTCGGCCGGTCCCGCTCATAGCGATCAGGCGGGCCAACTTGTCTTGCAGGAGCGTCATACAGAGCAGCATCGACCGATCGTGCTCCCGTTCGATCACCCCACGGTCTTTCTCGACGGCATCCTCGAGTTCGACTGTGTCGTTGAGCGAGAGGGCCACGATACGACCAGCGAAGCGTTCCTCAAATCGCTCCGTCTGGTCGACCGCTGCCCGAATCCCGTCCTTCTGGGCCGTCCGAGACAGTTTGCCCAGCGTCTTCGAGAGATCCTTCGCGATAGCCAACTGGGCAGAGCGCAGTCGCGGGATGAACATGCTCGCCATCACCGGATCGAGCGACCTCGAAGACGACTTGCGAGCGATCCCCCGCAACGATCGAAGCAGTTCGTCGGCGGAAGCGTTGTATCGCCGCCGCAGCGCAGTCGTGCCGTGGCGATCCGCCAACGACTCAAGCAGCGCCATCTGCTTGAGGGCTTCGATCATGGACGGGGTCACTTGGTCTTCACTCTTGGCAACTTTGAAGACTTTCCTTCTCTCTCAGGCAGCCGCTTGAGTTTGGCCTTCGGCGTCTCCTTCACGAACTTCTCGGCGGTTCCCTTCGGAATCTCCCCGCGAGCCTGGGCTGCGAAGAGATAACGCATCTGGGACTTACTTTTTAACGGCATATTCAACCTCATCGTGGCACGGTGCGCACAGAGTCATCAGGTTCCGCGCCACATCCTTCTTGATCAGATGGTGCAGTTCCAACTCCTTCTGCGATCCGCAGCGGGCGCACTTCCATCCGTCGCGTCGGAACACGCCCAGCGCCAGCGAGGGAGCCACGCCGCCGCCGTTCTGGTGCGACAGAGAAGCGCCAGCCGCCTTGGCTTCGTCGAGGGTGATCTGGACGACCTTCTCTTCGTCCGGAGCCAGTTGCGCGGCAGGCTTCGGCGGGATCATCTTGGCGAACTTGGATACCAGGTTCATTCCTCGTCCTCCATGAGCAGTTCTTCGCGGAGCATGTCCAGCGACTCCAGTTTGGCCTGTGTCGTCATGTTCATCGTCCACCGCGTCGAGACATGCCCGTTTCGATCCCACATGATGACCATCGCCTCTTGGTACTCGCCCGATGCCGCCTCGGTCGAGGCGTCTTGCAGCAAGTCCTTGATCCCAGCAGCACGACCTTCGAGGTAGGCCGACAGCCTGTCGATCGAGTGCATCTGGAACCGGCTCATTGCGTCACTCATCCCTTGGCCCTCTTGAGTCGAGCGAGGATCTTGTTCCGTGCGCCACGAGCGAACTTCTTGCCGGGTTCACCGCCCCAGAGGTTCCAGGCGATTCGGCCCGCAGATGGGTAGCCTTCGTCGCCGGGATAGAACCCTTTGCCCTGCTTGTCCACCTCGTGCCGCGAGAAGAACGAGTGCATGCGCTTGATGGTCGAGTCGGACAGAGTCTTGCCAGCAGCGAGGTCACGCGCCCGTGCAACACCCACAAGCGTGCCGCCTCGGCCGAACTCTCGGCGTTGTTCCAGACCGATCTCTGCGGCCTTCCCTGCGGCTTTCGGCGGCTTGAATGGCATGGGTCACCTCTTCGCTTTGGCCAATCGGCTCATCGTCTTCACGAACACAGGCTTCTTGATGCTCTTGATCTTGCTGATCGCTTCACGCTTTCGGCGAATGGCGCTCTGAATCTCGGCGGGAGTCATCTTGGCAGCACGAGCAGCGGGAACGCACTTTGGGTACGACTTGCGTTCCGCTTCCGATCGGCCACACGGCTCGAATCCGCCACCAGGCTTCGGCCTAGATAGGTCGACCCATTTCTCCTTGAACCATTTGCCGATGCCCATCAGGACTCTCCTGCCTTCGGTTCACGGAACTTGCCGCCCTTGGCCTTGTAGAGTTTGACCAGAGCGCCAGATGCGTACGCGGAGGGCCACGTCTTGTATCGCGACTTCACGGTACGCTTCAGAGCCTTCCAAAGTTTCTCGTTCGTCGGGATCCCTTCGCGCATCACTTCCCCGTCGCCCCGACCATGATCGGGATGTCCTTGGGTCCACGGTCGATCTCGACAAGCACGTAGTCGGGCAACTTCGCGGCCGCAGTCTCCAGATCCTTCGAGTGCATCGAGCAGGCGAAAGCATCTCCGATCCGAACCATCGGCCCGTAGGTCGTCGGCAGCGTCGGCATCTTGCCCTGGCTCTCGGCAAGGATAGCAGCCAGAACGCCCGGGTTCGCCTGTCGTGCGAATTCCTTGGCGTGCATGAATGTCTTGATCCGGACAGCAGCAGGGATTCCGCACTCGCAGCGACGCCCGCCCCAGGCCAACTTGCGATGGGCCTCGACCGGAGACATCTTGCCGTCCATGAATTTACGCATCTTTTTGGCCATATTTGCTCCCAAGGACGATCCCGAGTTCTCGCCACTCGAATCCGTCAGAACCGAAATGGTACGCACGGTCGTCGATGAACAGGTCGACCAGGGGCTTGCCCTGCTTGCCGTCATCCACCGCTGCGAACACTCCCGGCAGTTCCTTGCGCACAAAGTCTAACATCTCTTGGTATCGACGCTCGTTCGTCGGTTGCGATCGGTTCCAGACGTCTTGGTTCACTCGTCGCACACCGGCGCGGACCAGAGGGTCCAGATTTGGATCCTCCCGAAGCGCACGGTTCGCTCTTGCCGAGAACAGGACGAGCGCGTGACCGGCCCTCTTCATGGAGGTCAGCGCTTCCTTCGCGCCAGGCTTGAGGGCCAGTTCCTTGGCATCCTCGACGACTGTGCCGTCGAAATCCACGGCGATGATCATTCGGTCACCGCCGGGAACATGCCTTCGACTCGTTCACGAGGAATCGGGTAGGAGATCATCACGAGTTCGATCGCCGCGTTCCGATCCAGTTCGCCACGATTCACGGCCTGCACGAGCTCCTGGAGCGCCTTGACCTGGGATCCGTTCAGTCCTTCTTCGAGAACCGGACCTCCCATACCCATCGCCATCGAGTCCAACTTGGCCTGCGTGTCATGCTCGGCCTGCTGCATACGGTCGAGCATCAGACGCACGTCCTCGATCCGGAAGAAGGGCGCGAGCATGGTGGCCGCGTGAACCTGGTCGACCAACTTGGCTGAGACGGCCATCGCGGCAGCGTCAACGGCCATCTTGGCGTCTGCGAGCGTCGGCTCGAAGTACCCAGGCCAGTTCAGGTGGATGAACTGCCCCTCGCCAGGCATGCGCTGCCGGCGATCAATGACCCGCCCAGAGGGGTCACGGGTGACCTTGGGCGGCACAGCGATCACGCCGCGCACGATCCGGCCTTCGGCGTCCACCCGGCCCTCAGAGAGCCGCCGCACCGCTGTGAGCATCATCAGCAGCAACGGCTTGATGCCGCGCTCGCCGTACTGCTCACGCAGGATGTCAGCGCGGGCCATCATGGCAGCATAGGTGCGTTCGACCTCGGTCGCCGTACGCTCCTTGTTCGTCGCCGTCTCGTCTTCGATCACGCACTGGCAGACTTCCAGCACTCGGCGGCGGAACATGTCGGCCAGGTCTGTCGAGGCACGAGATCCGGCACCTTTGAGTTCCAGGTACTCGGCCCGACTGTTTGCTGGCAACTTGATCGGAGCCCGAGATCCCTTCGAGAGATCAGGAGGCAGATCGGCATCCGTCGAGATCACGAGCGTCGGATCAGCATTCGCGATCGTTCCACGGTTCGCCTGTGCGAGCAGCATGTCGATCGTATGGATCATCTCGAAGGCGCCGTGGCAGTCAGGATCGCCATCGGTCGAATCGATCATGGGCGTGTTCTGGATCCAGACCACAGGGCAGAAACCAAGGCCATGCTCGACTTCTCGCTCCACCTCGAAGTACGGCCGGTCCTCGTTCACGGGGACAGGCTTATAGAGGATGTCCTTCTCTTCCGTGATCACGCGCCGATACCAGTGCGGCACCTCGTGCCACATTCCAGTCTCTGGGTCGCGGATCTCGACAGGGTATTGGTAGACCTTCTCGATCGACTTCAGTTCGAGAGAGTGCCGGTCCTTGAACACCGGCGTCACCCAGCGCGGATCGTGGACTTCGAGGACAGGCTTGCCGTCGACGAACTGGAATCCGATCGCCACTGATCCCATCGCGCCGCCGAGGGTGCGAGCCAGGATCATCGTCGACCACAGACGCGAGGACTCGGCCAGCGCGTTCAGATAGTCCTCTGTGTCCATGTCGTCATCGCAGCGAATGTGCGGATGACGGCGCTCGCCGAACAGCATCGAGGTGAACCGATCGACGATCACCTTCGCCATCGCATACGGAGCAGACGGACGACGGAACCGCAGAGGCAGGAGCGACCCAGAGTCGTAGAAACCAGGCGGGATGTAGGCGCCAGACGCAATCGCCTCGGCCTCCATCGTGCCGACGACCTGACCGCCATCCCAATCGACCTTGCAGGCACCGTACGTTTCGCATCGGTACACCGCCCAGGCTCGATTCAGTTCGATCTGCCGTGGCGACATGCCGAGACGCTGCATCTTCTCGGCCGTCTCGGCAGGGTCACGCACAGGACCGCTGCCGATGTAGTTGCCGACGATGTTCTTGAACGCACTGAAGTCGATCTTGATCCCGCTGCTCATTTCAGGCTCCAACATGGAATCGACCCGCAGAGATGTTCGTCTGGAATCGAATATCGCGGTTACGATAGCACCAAACCTGGCCGTTTTCGTCCAGAGCAGTGACCCAAAGCAGATCATGCTCAATTCCGTAGTCGATCAGGATGTGCGCCAGTCCCTTCCCCTTCGGTGTCTCGATCGGAACCGGAGGGTTCAGTTGGAGCATCACGGGACCCTCCAAAGTCTGGTGAGCGCTCGTCGCGCCCTGCCTGCCTGCTGGGCGTCTTCTCTGAATAGCGCCCGATGCAGCACCTTCAGCCACATATTCGCCCGACGAGTACGCATGGCTTCTCTCATGCTGTCAGGATCTGGGCAATCGACCCAGCGATAATGTTGCGAGCCTGTTGGCCGGTAAAACGATACCGTTCCACGTTCGCTCCGTCATAGATGATCAACGTCGGGACCGCCTGGATGCCAAGGGCTTCGGCCAGTGGCATTTCAGTCGAGACATCGATCCGGCGGATCGGAATGCCGTATTCGTTCGCCACCGATAGCACAGTTGGCTCAAAGGCAGCACAGGGACGACAGGTTGGCGACTTGAAGTATTCCATTCGAGCCATTGGTTTCCTCCGCATGAGTCCAGCCGACAGCGTTGTCGTCTGGCGTTCCGGTTGAACAGAATCGACTTTGAGTTCTACAGGTTTTGTTTTGACAACATCCGATCGGCGCCAGACTTTGATCATTCGACAGTCCAATCGTCCGAAAGCAGATCGGACTGTGACGGAACCCAACCAGGGAACCACTGCCGGTTTGGCATACAGAGGATGTAGTAGCCGGCCACGTTG